ATCGGCCCCCGATCCGTTTGTCTTCACCGAGAGCGCCGTGGCGCAGGCCGGCAATAGCGATGTCTCGACCAAAACCCTGTCATCGCAGACCATCAACGGCGGCATCCGAAACATCGTCCTGATCGTCGATGGACAGTCGAACGTCTGCAACGTAGGGAGCACCGTCTACACCCCGACCAACCCGACGAAGCTGGACAACTTCAATCTCTACGACGGCGCGATCTATAAGGCCGCGGGGGCGCTCCAGGGGTGCAGCAGCATCAAAGACGCCAACAACGCCCCTACCGGGAGAAGCGTGGCGTTCGTCGCTGCCGACACCATCATAACGAACAACATCGCCGACAGGGTGATCCTGATCCCGATGGGGGTGGGCGCTACTATGATCGCCGACCATGTCAGCGGTGCGTCGTCTACGCGCCTCCAGGTCGTTGCCAATCGGTGGAAGGCTCGCGGTTTTCTGCTCTCTCAGATATCCGGCATCATGTGGGGCCAGGGCGAGAGCGATGCCGCGGGCGGGACGTTGCAGGCTGCTTGGCAGGCGTCGTTCGCGTCCTATGTGGCGGCGTGGCGTGCTCTGGGGGTCAACTGTCCGATCTTTGTTGCTACCGAAACATGGAACAGCGGCGCCGCCAATGCCACGATCCAGGCAGCTCAGGCCGCGGTCGTAAACCACGGTTCCGGCATCTGGGCGGGCCCGAACCTTGACGTTCTCGACAACACCAACCGCAACGGCGGGACGGACTTCAACGATACCGGCGTGAACGCCGCGGGGGCTCTTTGGCAGACCGCGCTGCACGCTTTCGGAGCGCCGTTCTAAAGGAGGGCTGAACAGTGACCGCAATCGCCTACTACATGAGGCTCCGATCGTGGCCGTCCTGAAAAACGCCCGATGGGAGAAGTTCGCGCAGGAGGTTGCGCTCGGCAAGAGCGCGACCGAGGCCTATCTGGCGGCCGGCTTCGTGACCAAGTCGAAGGTTGCCAAGGTCAATGCGCATAAGCTCCGCAACAGGCCCGAGGTGGATCAGCGCATCGACGAGCTCATGGGCTGGAAAGAGGAATCGAATGCGCGAGCGAAAGAGATCGTCATCGAACGGATGGCGGACAAGATCGCCGGCACGCGGGAGTGGATCATCGACCGCCTGGTGGAGAACGTCGAGCGCGCGATGCAAGCGCGCCAGGCGACCGACGGCGAGGGCAATCCCGTTGGGGAGTTCAAGTACGACGGCGGCACGGCGAACAAGGCGCTCGAGCTGCTAGGCAAGGAAGTCGGCATGTTCGTCGACCGCACCGAAAATCTGAACGTGCAATACGGCATTGCCGATGAACCGATGACGCCCGACGAGTGGGCAAAGAAACATGCCAGCGCTCCAGAAAAAAAGCTCAACTGAACTCGTCTGGGCGCCCCAGGCTGGGCCGCAGCTGGCGTATGTCGAGTGCACCTTGCCGGAGGTGTTCCTTGGGGGCGCGCGCGGCGGCGGCAAAACCGATGGCGTGCTCGGCAAGTGGGCCATCAAAGAGAAGCGCTACGGGCGGCACTTCAATGCCGTCGCGCTCCGCAGAACCACGGTCTCGTTCCAGGACGCGATCGAACGCAGCCGCGAAATCTATCAGCCGCTCGGCGGCAAATTCAACGAGAGCAAGCTGACCTGGCGCCTGCCGCATGGCGGCCGCGTCTCGTTCGGCTATCTGGAAACGCTCAGTGACGCCGACGCCTACCAGGGCCGCAACGTGACCGATTGCTGGGTTGAGGAGGCCGGCCAGTACCACGATCCATCACCGATCGACCGGACCTTCGGCGTGCTCCGATCGGTGCATGGTGTACCGATCCAGCTCACCTTGACGGCTAACCCGGGCGGCGCCGGCCAGCACTGGCTTCGCGCCCGGTACCAGCTTGTGCCGTTCCCCCCTCAGCCCAAGGTGCTCATCCGCACGCTGCCGAACGGCGCCAAGCACATGGTCGCGGTGATCCCGGCCCGGATCGGTGACAACAAAGTCCTCATGCAGAAGGATCCCGAATACATCAATCGATTGCAGCTCGTCGGCTCGGCGCAACTGGTCAAGGCCTGGGTCGAAGGCGACTGGAGCGCCATCGAGGGCGCTTTCTTCGATTGCTGGTCCGAAGCCAAGCATGTGCTGCGGCCCTTCGACATGCCCAAGGAATGGGGCCGGTACCGTGCCGCCGACTGGGGCTCGGCCGCGCCCTTTTGCGTCCTGTGGTTCGCGATCGTGCAAGACGACTATCGCATGGCCAACGGCCGTGTGCTGCCCCGGGGCGCCCTGGTCTGTTATCGGGAGTGGTACGGCACCAAGCACCCCGGGGCGGGCGGCATGAAGGGCCTCAAGCTCACCGCCGAACAGGTCGGGGACGGCATCGTGGCGCGCGAGCGGGGCGACCCCAAGCTCCACCAGGGCGTGCTCGACCCGTCGGCCTTCGCCGAGGACGGCGGCCCCAGCGTGGCGGAGGGGATCAACAAGCGGCTCATCGCGGCCAAGCTGGTGCCCTTCCATGGCGCCGACAACAAGCGGGTGACCGCCCTGCAGGGAACCGATCGCCGCGGGCCCATGGCCGGCTGGGACCAGACGCGCGCCCGCCTGGTGGGCATCAAGGGCACGCCCATGCTGTATTTCTTCTCGACCTGCGCCGCGTGCTGTCGAACCCTCCCGGTGCTCCAGCACGATCCCGCCAAGGCTGAGGACCTCGACACCAACTCCGAGGACCATGCGGCCGATGCCGTTCGCTACGGATGCATGGCCCGCCCTTGGCTGAAACCGGACCCGGAAGCGGACGAGGCCAGCAAGAGCGGCTACACCCCCTACAACGACGCGGAGATCGACCCACACTATGACCACAACACGTTGATGTTGGGATGAGGGCGCATGCCTGCTGATCCGCGCCATGCAAAGACACTAGGCGAGGCCGCCGATAACGGAGACGGCACCTGGAACGGTGCGCGGGCGCTCTCGTGGCTGTCTGAGGTTCTGTACCCCGGCAAGAGCCTGAGCGAAGCCGACGTGCGCAAGCTGTGGGAAGAGGCCCAGGAGCGACGGCGACTAACCGACGCTAACCCGAAAGACTAACCTTGAGGGCAAAAGACTAACTTGGACTAACCGGGTTAGTCTTTTTGGCGTCGGAACAGCATTGAGACCATGCGCCGGCTGCCTTCGGCTCGCCGCTGGGAGATTTCAAACCTGGCGCAACTGTTCCTGCTTGGCCAAGAGCGCCTTGATCATGCTCGGGCAGCCGAGCACGGCGAGATCCCCGAATTTTCGCGCGCACTTCCTTACGTGGTCGGTCAGTTCATAGTACGGCGTGCCTTCGGTCTGTGTGACGACCGCGCCTTCCATCCCGCACTCGCAGGCGACCGGATGCTTGCGTTCGGCCATGTGATTCGCTCCACTGTGTATATAGGCGCGTGGATACAACCGACTAAGATGCAATTAAGCAAGCGATATCAACGCTGAAATAATTCCTGCGTCTCCGCCAGCGCCTTTGAAATCATTGATCGATTCCCGACGGCACGAACGTGGCCCCGGATTGGCTTGCGGGGCGCGCGCGCATGTCGTGCTGCTGCGCGAGCTCGTGGGCCCCTTGGGCGACGGGCTTGCCCTGGCTGCGCCGCGCGCTGACGGTGCTGATCCGGTGAAATCAGGAATCGGCCCCCGCGAGTCTCAAGCTCACGGTCCAGGGGATCACGCTCGATTCGATGATTTCGGGCATACGCGTCTCCTCGTCTCGGAAATGTAGCCTTGCCGGCCTCCTGCCGCCAGCGCTCAAACTCAGCCTTGAACGCCGACTTGGCCGCATCGAGCGTCGGCGCATGGCCGTAGCTGTTGCGGTTGGTCAGCAGGAACGACACGCCCCAAAACCATGTCTCGGTGCTGGCGTTCGAGTTGACCAGATAGACGCGCCCGACGTCGTGCTCGCTGTCAAAGACGTCGTCGTCATCGTCCTGCCAGTGGGCGCCTTTGCGGCTGCCGTTGGCGCGACGCAGGACGAGGGTGAGGTCGGACACTGCGATGCAGCCGCTCAGACGTGTTGGCGGTCTGGCCCTTAAGCCGTCCGCGGCGCGCGCGCGGCGTAAGCGAGTGCGGCCATTATCCCCCCGCCCACCAAGAGAACGCAGCCAAATGCGACCTGCGCGATGTCGCCATACGTGGGTGCCGAAGGCACGCCCGCAACGCGTATGAGCGCCATCCCCATGCTTAGCGCGCCGCCTCCGAACAATGCGGCTCCAATGCGAAACGAAACCTTTCGACGTTTCTCGTATTGCTGCTGCAGCGTTGCCAGCTGCGCGCTAATCTTGTCGAGCTTGGCCCCAAAATCCTCCCCAGTCATGGCAGTCTCCTGTAGTTAGGTCGGCCGCTTGCCGTCTATACCGGCTCGCTCAATGCCGGCATGGACTCTCTCTTGGGTCGCCGAACTCGGCAAACAGGTTCATTGCCCTGCGCCGATATTGCTGAGGCTGGCCGCCCGCGTCGATGCATCGCTCAAAGCGAAAGGCGAGCCGAGCGCCCGACCTCGCGATCTCCGTCGGAGACGTCGTAGTCCTCGTCCTGCCAGTGGCCGCCTTTGCGGGAGAGGTTGGCGCGGCTATGGCAGACCTACCAAATCGGCATGACCGCGCCTCGGGCGCGCGCCGACTGAGGCGCGGCGCGGGATTGTCGCTTGCGAGTTTCAATCTCACGGCACGGGCGGGCCGCGGGCGATTACACCAGCACCTCGAGCGCATTCTCCAGCCAGAGCTTGCGGGTCAGCTTGCGCTGGATCTTTCCACTCGTCGTCTTCGGGATGATCCCTGGGGGCAGCAGCACAATTCTGTGAACGGCGATCTCGTGCTCGTTGGTCACCGCCGCGCGGATGCAGCCGATGATATCCTCGGTCGCGACCCGATGGCGTTGCGTGCGCTCCACTTCCTGGACCAACACCAGCTTCTCCTCATCGTTCTCGCCCACTATCGTGAACGCGGCACCGCAATGGCGTCGCAGCGCCGGATGGCTTTTCTCCATGGTATGCTCGATGTCCTGGGGATAGTGGTTCATCCCGCGGATGATGATGACATCCTTGATTCGCCCGGTGATGTAGAGCTCGCCGGTCTCGTGGAGAAATCCCAGATCTCCGGTCCGCAGCCACGGCTCCTCGGCTTCGCCGTCGATGCGCGCACCGAACGCCGACGCCGACGCGTCCTCGTTCTGCCAATAGCCGCGAGCCACGTTGGGGCCGTTGACCCACACCTCGCCGAGGTGGCCTGGAGCAAGCCTTTGACGGCGGTCCGGGTCGACGATGGCGATCCGTTCGCCGGCGAGATTGCGACCGCAGCCGACCAGAACGCGGCGATCGCCGTCATCGCGCGGGGCGGCAACCTCGCCCCATTGCAGCGCATCGCGGCTCACCGCGCGCGTCGTCAGGCCGTCGCCCTTGCGCGGAGGGCAGGACACCAGCACGGTGGCCTCCGCCAAGCCGAAGCCAGGATAGATCGCCCGCGGATCGAATCCATAGGGCGCGAACGTGGATGAAAAGCGCTCGAGCGTATCGGCGCGCACCGGCTCGGCGCTCACGAAGGCGAGCTTCCAGCACGAGAGATCGATATCCTTTATTTGCTCCGGGCGGAACCGGGTGACGGGCAGGTCGAAGGCGAAGTTCGGTCCCCCGGCGATCTCCGCCCGGTAGGTGTGGATCGCCCGCAACCAGGTCATGGGGCGCTGGATGAAAGTGACCGGTGCCATATGCACGCAGAGCGCCCCGACATAGAGCGATTCCAGCGCGGTCACGATGAGACCCATGTCGTGGTAGAGCGGCACCCAGTTGACGCAGGTCGATGCCTGCGAATTGCCGAAGGCGACCCGCATCATCTCCAGGTTCTCCAGGAGATTTCGATGGGTCACGACGACACCCTTGGGCGATGAGGTGGATCCCGACGTGTATTGCAGGAATGCAATATCTTCCCGACCGGGCGCGGGAAGCGAGGCCGGCTCCGCCGCCGTCGTATCGTCGCCCGGATCCAGAATGAACCATTCGAGGCCGGCGTCGCGAAAGCGCGCGATCACGTCCGGGCGGGCCCCGGCCAACTCGGTGCCGGTCATTGCCATGCGGGCCCCGCAATCGGCCAGGATCGCATCGCTGGAGTCGCGCGAGCTCGCCCGCCGCGGGACCATCATGGGGACCGCGATGACGCCCGCGAGAAGGCAACCAAAATAAGCAATGAGAAAATCGAGCCCGGCCGGGAATACCAGCAGCGCGCGATCCCCCTTGCGGCAGCCCTCGGCGAGCCGTGCCGCCACCGCGAGCGCGCGCCGGTCGAGCTCGGCGAAGGTCAGGACCGCTTCCTCGTTGCCGCGATCCGA